TCAGCAGAGCACTCAAGATTGATTGGCTATGGATGCAGTGAGCAGGGCAAATGGTTTGAATTTATTGAGCCTGAAAACCTTGATGATCTTGACTCTATACCTTTTGGGAGATAAGCATGAATCCAAATATTGAATTAAGGGATTATTTTGCTGGTTTAGCTATGCAAGCGATGATTGGACAATGCGAAGGCGCTAATTTTGATGATTTTGTAATTGCAAGATCGGCTTATCAAATGGCTGATTTTATGATTAAAGAGAGGGATGCAAAATGAACGATCAAAACGATTTTGCACCCGAAGTAAGACGCAGTGCTATTTGGTCAGGTGACAGTCGCAAGGTAGCTAATGGAAAGATGGTTGATGTCATTCTTGAGAAGCAAGGCAAAAAAGAGATCCCAGACTTGTCAGGCATTGAGGCTGTCCAAATGGGTCACGTAATGCAGCCTATTGTCGGAAGATTAGCCCAACAAAAACTCAAGAAAGAACTCAAGGAAGCAGACTATGCACTTACCCATCCTAAGCATGATTGGTTTCGTTCCCATTTCGATTTCATTAGTGCTGACGGTAATATGCTTGTTGAGGCTAAAAACTACAGCGCCAGTGTTCGCTCTAAGTTTGACCCCGAATCTAATCGGATTCCTGATGCTGATTATGCCCAACTTGTCCACGAGGCAGCTTGTCACAATGTTAATGATGTCGTTTTGGCTGTGCTATTTGGCGGTCAAGAGTTTCACACTTTCCAATTCCATATCACCGATCAGGAAAAAGAAGATCTCATTAAGAAAATGGCATCCGTTTGGGGTTATTGCAAGGCTGATACATTACCGCCAGCAGAAACCATTGAGCAAACCAAGATCATCTACCCAGAATCGAAAGATGGGTTCATTACTGCCACGCAGCAGGTCGAGAGGGCGATAGCACAACTCAAGGACATCAAGACGCAGATCAAGCACCTAGAAACAGCAGAGGAGCAGATTGAAGTTCAAGTGCGTAACTTGATGGGAGAGTATCAGGAGATCAGATCGGTTGATGGCACTACTCTTGTGAGCTGGAAATCATCTAAGAGTTCTAAGCGGTTTAACTCAAGCCTATTTCAATCCGCTATGCCTGATATTTATGACAAGTTTGTAGTAGAGCAACTTGGTTCTAGGAGGTTCTTAGTCAAATGAATAAAGACATCTATTGCGAATGTTGTGGCGCTAAGGTTGTGGAATACAAACACACTTTTAACGCTGGATTGGCTAACAGCTTATGGCAGATTTACTTAGCTAATAAACCAGTTGACCTTAATGATCTTGAATTGTCACGCACTCAATGGACAAACTTTCAAAAGTTACGCTATTGGGGTTTAGTAGAGCAATGCCACGATCAAATTAGTAAAAGAGCTAACGGTTTATGGCAGGTCACGGATTTAGGTAAAACCTTTGTGAATGACGCTCAATGCTCAATACATCACAACGTATGGACTTTTAGAGGTGAAACCATGCGTTTTGACGGTCATTATGTTCATTTTCAAAACGTACACGCTAAGTTTTATAAGGACAGACCTACTTACGCAGCGGAGGCGGTTAAACATGAATAACCTTGATTTAGCAATATGGGTAATGACTATGCAGGGAGGTTTTTAGTCAAATGAAACAAAAAAACGATTGGAATTTTAAAGAGATGGCAGTTTTGGACTTTCGTTACAGAGAAGGTGAAAAAATGAAAGATTTAGCAAATTTTTACGGAGTATCTTCAAGTCGTATTCGACAAGTTTTAGATAAATATTTAAGGTTTCTTAGGTGGGAAACTACGAAAGTATTGGGAAAGCAAGAAAATGAACAATCTTGATTTAGCAATATGGGTGATGACAGCCAGCTCTGTCATAGACACGATCCTAACTATTATGGAGAAATTATCATGAGCAATTTAGTAGCGTATTCAGAAATGGAGCAGATGGCTACCGCTATTGCTGCCAGTGGTTTATTTGGCATGAAGGACAAGAATAGCGTTCTTGCATTGATGGCAGTCGCACAAGCAGAAGGATTACATCCTGCTACGGCTGCTAGGGACTTTCACATTATTCAAGGCAGACCAGCGCTTAAAGCAGATGCGATGCTGGCACGTTTTCAAAATGCAGGTGGAAAAGTTGATTGGGAGGTTTACACAGATGACAAAGTTACAGGAGTTTTTTCACACCCCAACGGGGGTAGCCTTGCGGTTACATGGACTATCGAGCAAGCAAGCAAAATCGGTTTGGTCAAGCCTGGGTCTGGATGGCAAAAGTTCCCCAGAGCGATGTTACGAAGCCGTTGTATTTCAGAGGGGATTAGATCAGTTTTCCCTGGATCTGTTACAGGGTTCTACAGCCCCGATGAAGTTGAAAACTTTGAAAGCCCGACCTCCAAGCCTCAAGTATTAAAAGAGATGGGGTCAGTTATCCCTAATGTAGTGGATCTTTCCGCTATTCCCGATGATATTCCTGATATGGCGCTGCCTATGTACGTGCCTAATCAAGATGAACCATACGCACGTTACATTTGCCAAGATGATTGGATTGAAGGATTTGCAGAGATACACGCAAAAATTCATGAATCACCAAAATTTACGGCTGAGGAAAAGTTTGCCAAGATAAAAGCATTTAGAGATGTCAATGAAGCCTATACAAAAACATTTGATGGCAATACAACAGCGAAGTTCTTATCAAAACTCCAATCACTTAGAAAGGAAATCCACAATGGCTAATGGTCATATCGCCCAAATGGGTAAAGGCGTTTTATTTCAAAACGAAAAGAAACATGAGCGTTCACCTGATTGGAAAGGCACTTTATTGCTTTCCGAGGATTACAAGGCAGGGCAAACTCTCAAGATTGCTGGCTGGACTAAGCAAACCCCTAAAGGTAGCTTAATCAGCTTGTCGGAGGATAACTGGAAGCCTGACAATGGCGGTACATATCCAAAAGAAGTTAAACGTATTGATGACGGAGAGGTTCCATTCTGATGAAAACAATTATTGCTATTATGCTAGTTATGGCATTTTCCATGTCTTACGCAGCCACTAAATGTGAGCGTGACTATTCTGGTGGTGTTTGTTGTTGGGACATCAATGTTGACGGACCTTTTAGACCTATTAACTGCTAATGATTTACATGAACCTACCTTATCCGCCCTCAATCAATAATTATTGGATTGCGAGTGGTCATCGTAGGTTCATTAGTCAACGGGGAAGGGATTTTAAAACGTATGTTGCCGATTATGTGGTGGAGTGGCGTGTTCCCAAGTTTGGGGATGCCCCTATGTGGGTTGAAATTGCCTTACATCCAAGATCCAAAAAACTTATGGATATTGACAACTGCATCAAACCTATTTTGGATGCCTTGCAAGATGCTGGAGTATTTGACGATGATTGCCAAGTACAACGAGTGTCAATTACAAGGGGTGTTACCAAAAAAGGCGGTGGCTGCGTAGTAATGTTAGATAAGGTAGTGCAATCACCAGCTCAAGGGGAATCTGACGTGAATTAGTCAGGTAGTTAGGGGTTGAGCCAGCCGACTGCTTGGGCAAGCTGGCATTAACTTTATGGGGATAAAGATGAGTAAATACAATTACGGTTTAGGCAAGACTTACAGCAACGCTTCTGAGGCGTTTAGAGATGCAGACTATGCAACTGCCATACAAAGACCGTATAAAAGCGATTACAGTGGTTTTGGTGCTTTTATGGGTGCTTTAGCATTTGTTGCTTTGTTTGGTTATTGCTTTTGGTTAACTATTGGGCGTTATTGATGGAATATTGCACTAAAGAGCAACTTATTGAGTTTGAAAAAAAGGTTGCACATCATTGGGAAGAAGGGGATCTTCCTTACCTTATTCACCTATCAGGTGGTAACGAGGATTTTCTAATTGATCTTTTTAAGGATATGAAGGATGGAGATTGGATTTTCAGCACTCATCGGAATCATCATCACGCTTTATTGGCTGGAGTACCCGAATCTGAGCTTATGGAACGCATTTTGCGTGGGGATTCTATGTTTGTGTTCGACAGTGGTCGTAATTTCTTTACATCGAGTATTTTGGCTGGCACTTGCGCTATTGCAGCAGGTGTAGCTTACGCATTAAAAGAAAAAGGCAGCAAAAACTGGGTTTATTGTTTTTTAGGTGATGGAGCTGAGGAGCAAGGTCACTTTTACGAGGCTGTGATGTTTGTGGAAGGTCAAGATTTGCCCTGTATGTTCATTATTGAAGATAACAACAGATCAGTGGACACCACATTAGAAGAACGCAATCCTAATAAATTTAGGTTTGAAATGCCGTCTTGCGTCATTCGTAATGAATACAAGGCTACTTATCCTCATGCTGGTAACGGCACTAAAAAGCATATTGTTTTTAAGGATGTGAAATGAATAATGAACCAGTAGCGTGGATGAATGTTGATGAAGATGGTGATTGCAGAGAATTTTTTGCAAAAAGTATGTTTAAAACAATGCCTAATTATTGTGTTAATGACATGATTCCACTCTACACCCATCCAGCAAAGACACTAACAGATGAGGAAATACTTGAAATTTGGAAAGAGTTTGATGATAAAGATGCAGATAACTGGTTTATTGCAATTGCTAGAGCAATACTAAGAAAGGCACAAGAGAAATGAGCTATAAACAAGCCTTAATTGATGCCAACACTAAATTAGCTGGTTATGACAATGTGCGTTTTGTGGGATACGGTCTTAAAAAAGGTCGTGCGCTAGGAACGCTTAAAAACGTCAAAGATCATCAAATAATAGAGATGCCAGTAGCGGAAAACCTAATGATGGGCTTTGCAATTGGTTTGGCATTACAAGGATATTTACCAGTTGTGTTTATTGAGCGCATGGACTTTTTAATGAACGCAATGGATGCAATGGTCAATCATTTAGACAAAATTAAAAAAATCAGTAAAAGTGAGTTTTTTCCAAAA